GAAAGTAGAACTAGACGTAGACGCACAAGACTTGGAAGACATAGGTGTTGACTTCGTAAAAGAATCATACATTGGTCTGCTTTCGTCTTTACTTAGTTCAGAAGATCTTGGTCTTAGAACAGAAGCAGAACTTTTTGATCTTCAAGATGAACTGATACAAGATCAACAAAGAGTGCATTGTTTTGAAACTGTTTTAAAATATATACTACCTAAAGGAGTAGCACATGCGTTCATTGCAGAACAGCATCACAAATTTTCTAAACAGATTGACCTCTTTGATTAAAGAAGTTTGGACAGACATGACAGCAGGTGAGTTAAATGAGAACGAAAGAACTTATATTAAAACATCTGCTGTTGTGTTCTTATTATTTTTTTATGTATGGGTGACGATATGAAACTAGTTTTTGATATAGAAACTGATGGGTTACAAGCTACAAAAATATGGTGTATTGTAGCTAAAGATTTAGACACTAAAGAAATTTTTAAGTTTGATCCTTCATCTATTAAAGAAGGTTTAAAGCTCCTTGAAAAAGCAACGTTACTAGTAGGTCATAATATATTAGGCTTTGATATTCCTGTACTAGAAAGATTGACTGATATAAATTTTAAAAATAAAAAGATAATTGACACATTAGTTTTATCACGTTTAGCTAATCCAGAAAGAGGAGGTCATAGCTTAAGGCAGTGGGGTTTTACTTTAGATTTTTTAAAAGGAGACATGCAGGAAACAGGATTTACAGAGTACAGTCTTGACATGTTAAAGTATTGTGTAAATGATGTAGAGTTAAATGCTTTAGTATTTGAAGAACTTATTAAAGAGTTATCTGATTTTGATCAGAAGTCTATTAATCTAGAGCATGAAGTATCTTTAGTGTTGAAGGATCAAGAGAAGCATGGATTTTTGTTTGATGTTCCTAAAGCAACTGTATTGTTGGCTGAGTTAAATGAAAGAAAAACAACTATTGAAGACACAGTTAAAACAGTATTTAAACCTAAATTGATAACTATAAAGACCGTTGTTCCTAGAATGAAACAAAATGGTGAGCTTTCTAAATCTGGGTTAACTACTGAAGAGTACGAAAGTATTTTAAAAAAGTCTAAAGAGACTATGCTGTTTCCGTTTGATAGGAAAAAATTAGAAGAGTTTAATCTTAATTCTAGAAAACAAATAGGAGAATACTTACAGGATTTTGGTTGGAAGCCTAAAGAGTTTACTCCTAATGGTCAGCCTAAAGTAGATGAAAGAACTTTAAAAACTGTTAAAGATATTCCAGAAGCAAACTTAATTGGTACATTTTTAATGTTGCAAAAAAGAATTGCTCAAGTAAACTCTTGGTTTGATAATCTAAAAGAAGACAATAGAGTACATGGGTACGTTGTTTCTAACGGTGCAGTTACTGGAAGAATGTCACACTTTAAACCTAACATGGCTCAGATTCCAGCAAGCTATAGCCCATACGGAAAAGATTGCAGGAGTTGTTGGATTGTACCTAATAATTATAAGCTTGTTGGTATTGATGCTTCTGGGTTAGAATTAAGAATGCTTGCACATTATATGAATGATGAGGAATATACTAATGAAATACTCACAGGAGATATACACACAGCAAATCAAAAACTTGCAGGACTTGAATCAAGAAATCAGGCAAAGACTTTCATCTATGCGTTTTTATACGGAGCAGGAGATGGTAAGCTTGGAGAAGTGGTTAAAGGAAGTAGAAGAGATGGTAAAGAATTACGAAAACGTTTTCTATCTAATCTCCCATCACTTGCAACTCTTAAAGGTAGAGCTGAAAGAGCGGCGTCAAAAGGATACCTTAAAGGATTAGACGGTAGAAAAGTTAAAATAAGACATGAACATGCTTCTTTGAATACCTTACTTCAAAGCGCAGGAGCTATAGTAATGAAACAAGGTTTAGTATTGCTGAACAACAAGATTAAAAATAATAACTACCCTGCTTATTTTGTAGCTAACATACACGATGAATGGCAGTTAGAAGTTGCTGAAGATTATGTAGAAACAATAGGAAGTTCTGGAGTTTCAGCTATCAGAGAAGTTAGTTCTATTTTTAATTTAAGATGCCCTTTAGATGGTGAATATAAAGTAGGAGAAAACTGGAGTGAAACCCACTAATGATAAAGCTAGTAAACGAAGACAAAGATATTTACAAAAAGAAATAATGCCTAATGGTAGAGCATATATTTTAACGTTAATACGAACAACAAGAACAAGAGCAAAGAAAAAAAATATTTATTTTGATTTATGTTTTGAAGATATTGACATGCCTTTGTTATGCCCTATCTTAAATATTAAATTTCAAGTAGGTAGAGAAACATGGTATAACTCTCCATCAATAGATAGGATTGACAATACACAAGGCTATACTAAAGACAATATTATTATTGTTTCTATGATGGCTAACTCTATAAAAAATCAAGCAACCCCTTTACAGATTAGACAGGTTGCAGACTTTTATGAAAATCTTTATAAGGAAAGAAATGAAAAATCTTGATACTTTGGTGGGCGATATCTATAAAAGTATAGAGCCTTTGACAAATAATAAATCCTTAAAAATTTCAGAAGATACAATTAATTCTTTTGGAGAAAGTATGAAAGATGTTTTACGTCATTGGTCTAAGGCTCAAGATGTAAATAAAGATAGCATACGAATGTCTGGTATAGGTAGACCATTAAGGCGTATGTGGTATGATGCAAAGTATCCTAGTAAAAATAAAAATGAAGATTCGTTTTTACCTATTAAATTTTTATATGGTCATATCTTAGAAGAAGTTCTTTTATTGTTGGTAGAATTAGCTGGGCATAAAGCAACAGACAAGCAGAAGCAAGTAAATCTTAATGGAGTAAAGGGGCATATTGATTGTAAAATTGACAATGAAATTATAGATATTAAAACAGCTTCTAACTTTGCATTTAATAAATTTAAAAAAGGTACGTTAGCTGATGACGATCCTTTTGGATACCTTGCTCAGTTATCTGGATATGAAGAAGCTGAAGGCACAAGCAATGGCGGCTTCCTTGTTATTAATAAAGAAAGCGGTGAGTTAGTACTACATCGTCCTGAAGAATTAGATAAGCCTAACAGCTTTAATTTGATTACAAAGATTAGAAAATCTTTAGAAGAAGAAAGTCCTCCTGAAAAATGTTACGATCCTATTCCAGAAGGTAAGTCAGGTAACTTAAAGTTAGATAAGAATTGTAGTTACTGTCCTCATAAGTTTAGATGCTACCCTTCAATAAGAGTGTTTAACTACTCTAAAGGATATGTGTATTTTACAAAAATTGTAAGCGAACCAAAGGTACAAGAAGTATGGTTATAAAAAGTAAAAAGCAAAGGTTAAACTATAAGATAGTTTCTTTATCATTAGATTGGTTAGAAGATATTCTTCCTGATAATAATAAAACAGTACTTGAAAAATTAGAAATGCTTCCTACAGAAAAGTATTACACTGTTGTAGGTCAACGCAGATTAAATTCCTATACTTATAAGTGGTTTAAGAAAAGAGTATTGTCTTTGTTGAAGAAAGATAAATCTAAAACTATTGAAAGTATAACATTAAAAGAAGTCTTAGATGAGTAAAAGATCTCCTAGAGTAAAACGACCTGTTGAGAAAGAGGTTCCGAAAGGATACGATTCTAAATGGGAATCTCAGTTACATAAATCTATTTTAAAAAATTGGGATCTTCATTCTGAAAAAGTTCCTTACATTGTAGAGCATACGTACAACCCAGATTTTATTAGAGTTGTAGATGGTCGTAAGATTTTATTAGAATCTAAAGGAAGATTTTGGGATCATGCAGAGTACAGCAAATATATCTGGATTACTAAAGTATTACCTGAAGATACTGAACTAGTATTTTTGTTTGCTTCCCCCTTTGCGCCAATGCCTCAAGCGCGTCGTCGCAAAAACGGAACCAAACTAAGTCATTCAGAATGGGCTGATAAAAATAAAATTCTATGGTTTTCTGAAAAAACTTTCCCGGAGGAATGGAAATGAAGCGACATACAAAAAATAAAATTAACGAAGCTAAACCAGAAGATTGGGAATCTGTAAAATGGTTACAAACAGCAACTAGTAAAAGTAGTGGAGACGTAGATAGCGTAGTTAATAATCCTGCACATTACAATAAAGGAGGTATTGAGTGCATCGACGGCATAGAAGCAATGCTGACAGAAGAAGAGTTTATAGGCTACTTACGAGGAAACAGCTTGAAGTACCGCTGGAGGTTTCCATACAAAAACGGAATAGAAGATTTAAAGAAAGCAGATTGGTACGAAAATAAATTACTTGAGTTTCTTACTGCTGTAAATTACAAAGAGACAAGCAATGATGGATAAAAATTATTTAGATTTAAAGAGTGAAAGGAGAAATAAGTATACGAAAAAAAGTAATACCAAACATGTTAAAGAATTAAAAAAATCAAAGAAGTCTAAAAAAGAAAAATTAGATTACATAGAATATAAAGAAATATTAAAGGATTTATAATGAAGTTATTAGCCTTCGTAAGTAAAAATTTACCTAATGATTTATTAGTAGTTACCTCTGTTATAGGATTAGTTTGTTCAGCTTTATATTTTATATTTGATCAACCATTTTACGCAGTACTATCTATTGCTAGTCTTGTGTTTTATTTTTTAAATGATTTTATTATTTTTTCAAAGTTCTTATATCTTTATCCCGCAGAAACACAAGTAACATCAGCAGAAATAATAAAAGAAAAATTAATTATTATAGTTTCAAATTTAACTTCTCTTATTGTTGTGTTTATGTTTTTAGAGACACGATATATTAGTTAAGGAGATTCCATATGAAAGAAGGAAATTTAATTTCTTTTAAAGTATTGATAGATGACAAAGGAAAAATAAACACAGAGCTTAGTTTTCTTCCTGAAAAAGAAATTAATAAAATTTTTTCAGATGTGTATACTCAAAACTATATCAGAACTATTCTAAGAGAAGGACACACAAAGTTAGATTCTCTGCATAATTTTTTAGAAAAACAATTACAGGCATTATAAAATGGAAGAAATATTTATTACACCGGAAACAAAACTAGCTATGGCTTTGCGTGTCAATTCAGAAATTGTAGCAGCCTTAGCCAGCATTGAACTAATGGAAGAGAACATCGAAATTATTACAACTCTTTTACATAAGCACTCATCTTTTGTTTTAGAAGTATCTCAAAAAGCAGTACAGGCAGAACGCCTAGATGTCAAGATAGTTAAGTAACCTTACTTCTTGGACTTAGCGCCTGAACACTTCCAACGCTTACGTGACAAGTTGTTGGGAGTATTAGGATCGTTCTGCTTTGCTTTAGATAAACGCTTCTTAATACCTAAACTCCTCGCACAGTAGCTATCTCCTTTAGAAGTTCCCGGCTTAACTCTAGGGCCACCATCTTTAGCTTTACCAGCTTGACCATAGCTAACCTTTTTACCACTAGAAGTTACTTTTACTTTTGCCTTTCCTTTTCTAGGACTTGCCATTTAGAATCTCCTCTTCCTTTTTAGTCATCCAAGACAGTATAAATAATAGTAGTGTTATTGCAATAAAGCGCATCATACCTTTCTATATTTTTTAGTTTTCTTTGAAATCTTCTTAGGCTGTGGACTGTGCTGCTTACCAGCCTTAGTATCCTTACGTTTCTTTGCGCTTGTCTGAGCATACTCAGCAGAGCTTAGAGACTCTCTAGCCTTCTTAGGTAAATACCGTTCACCTGTTTTGCTAGACTTCTTACCAGACTTAGTACCCCAGTCCTGAGCTGTCCAAGCTTTTAAAGACTTCTGTGGTTTTCTAATAGCCATTGCTTGCACTCTCCTTTATACAATTTTAAATACTTTAAACGCTACGTAGAGTACAAAAGGAAGAACCACTAAAGCGCCTGTTCCCCACAACAATGCTGATCCAAGTAACGCTAAATCAGCCGCTCTCTTTTGCTTACGCAAACGCTCTGCTCGTTCTCTTTTTTGTTTACATTCAGACTGAAACTTTAACCAGTCCTCATACATATCTGGACGACCAGCATAAACCATGTGGTCTTTGAGCCATGCTTCCTGCTCTTTAATCTTTTCTAGCTCCATAAAGCACTGAAGCTCATCAGAGCCTCCAGAGCGATCAGCCTTTTTAGCTATTGCAGATTTGTTATCAAAATATTTAGTGGCTTGTTCTGCTACATCGTAAAGCTCTTTACCGTTTTCTAATGCTCCTTTGATGACTTGAAATGCTGCATTCGCTGCTGCAATTTCAATTAGCATTACTTGTACCCTCCACCTTTAGCTTTGTATTGTCTAGCTAACATCTGAGCCTTACGTGCTGACCACTGACCAGCTTTACCGCCTTTAGTCCCAGCTTTAATCTTATTAAAAAGATTCTTACGCATGGTAGGCTTAGTATAGTTACCTGCTTTATTAACCGTAGATTTTTTATCAGTCATTTTTTTTATTCCATAATTCAAACAGGACACGAACTTTTTCTTTTATAGTCTCAATATCTCCATGCATTTTAGCCAACACAATTACTAAAGTAATAAAGCCCATGAATATAGGCCAAGTAGAATTTACAAATTCCATAGTTGTCACTACTTAGACACCCCTGATTTTTTCTCGTAAGTTCTCATTGCACCTAAGCCTAACATTCCCATCAACACGGGCATCATGGTCTCCAAAGGAACCAGAGGTATAACTATGTCTAACTCAAGTAGAGCCAAAACAAAGTTACTAAACGGAATGGTAATAAAGTTACCAAACATTCCTAAGCCACATGTCCAGCCAATGAACGGTCGCCAACCACTTACCATGAGGTTAGAGTTGGCCGCCTCGACCTGATTGATAGCCATTTGACCCTGAGCAATTTCTTGCGCGTATTTCTGTGACATTGTTGCAATTTCATGCGCCAACGCAGCCTTCTGATCCTTGTCCTCTATGAACTTGTCTAACAGGCCCGTGACAGGCCCTATGAGAGCGTTTAAGACAGTCATCTAGTAACTCCATACCCAAGGTCTAGGGCGGTTCTCAGCCCACTCAATGTCGTCTAAATGGATAAATCTGTTTGGGCCTTTCTGATTAATACCTATGCCTGTCATACCTACGTTCAGAGCCTCTGTAAGGAGCCTGTAAGCCTGATCTCCGCTTACTGCGATATCTAGTGCGTGTCCAGTAGAATGCGCTCCAGGAGCCTTCTTCTTGCGTTCTATGATGTGGTCTTTACAACGGTAAGCAGATGTAACTACAAAAGGAAAACCTAAGTCTTGGCGTAATGCTTCTACTTTAACCATAAAAGATTCATCCATATTGTGCTCGCCACAGTGTTGACATTTAAGCTCATCTATGCTAAAATATTTATACATTATTAACTTTCCTCTTCAATGCTTTTAAGACTTTACCACCTTTAAATTTTTGTTTTCTTTTATTTATTTCTTTTTGATATATTAAATCAGCTAAAGCAATTTTATTTGTTCTATTTTCATACTGTGGTAAATCTTCATTTTCTCTTCTTTTATTAATAGTATGAGATCGTTCGTGTGCATGTATAAAGCTTCTCCAATCTTCTAAACTATTAATAGCATTTTTAGGAAGAGGGTTAACGCCTTCTTTTTTAGGAGTTAGCCATGCTTTTAAGGCATATCTTTTTTCTAATTCTTTATCATCTATATAAATAACGTCATCTTTCTGACTATAGAATGCCCAAGCTTTTGTGCCTTTGTCATCATAAACAAAAGGTTTAATTTCTACTTGCTTTTCTTTAGGTATTAAAGAAGGTAAAATAATTTTATCTTTTGGGTCAACTATGTCTTCATAAGTTTCAAGATTTTGAGCTGTAAAACTATTGTCTTCTAAAATTTCTAATTCTTCTGGAACATAATCTGGATCATCAAATTCTGGATTTTCTTTTTTAAATCTTTCTCCTGCTTCTAAACTAAATCTTTGCTTACTTGTAACACCTTTAGAAAACCTATTTTCATAGTTTGCTTTTTCTACAACAGATGCTTCAGAAACATCAGTAGGTTCTTCTCCTAAATCAGGATTAAAAAATTCAACATCTTCTACTTCTTCTAATTGTTGATCTAAAGATTTATCATACCTTCCTTTGTACTGAGTGCCTTTACTTTTATCTATTGTTTTAGTTCTATTAAAAGGTTTAAATCTTTCTTTTTCAGACTTACTTAAAAGTAATTTATATTCTTTATCAGTTAAGCCTTGCTTTAAAAGTTCTCCAGTTTTTTTATTTTTCTTAGGCACAATTTGTTCTGAAATTTCTTGTATGTTGTCATCAAAAGATTTTAATGTTTGATTTAAAGTAAGTGATCGTAAAACACTAACTTCTTGACTAGGGTATTCTTCAAGTGGTTGTTGGAGATCGTCTGCATCAATATTTAATAATCGAAACTTTCTAGCTTTGTTAGTTAAAATATTGTTGTCTTCAGGATGATAAAGAAACTTATTGCTGGTTTTAACAGAAGTAATTAATTCTTTAGTTGTAAGAGCATTACTTACATTTAAAGATTCTTGACCCGGAATAATTTCTAGCTCTACATAAAACTGTTCAGAAACTATGTATTTTTGTCGTATCTTTTTACCTTTTTGCATAACTTCAAAACCTTGTTGCTGCTTTATACGTGCAGCATTCAAAGTATTTTTTAAAGAACTAAGCTGTGCAGAATCTGCTTTTAAAGAATTATTGTTAACTAAATCTTCAAGTAATTCTGGAGTTAATTCTTTGTAAGAAATAACAGATCCAAAACTATCCTTTGTAGCTGTCGAGATAAGATTAAATACTCCGTCTCTTTCTATTGTTTTTAAAATATCTCTAGGTTCTACACCTATTCTTTCTACATCGTTTTCAGCTAAGAAACCTAAACGATCTTCTACTGATGATTCATTTACAAATTTTAATTCTTGTTTTGTTGGAGTTTCTGTAAGACCAAAAGGTAGTATCTGTTCTTGATTAAAAATTAAATACTGTTTGATTGAGCTGCCTTCAGTAGTTGCTAAAATTTTATCAACTTGTGAGCCTAGTAAATCTTCAGTAGGTATTTCCATATCTACTAATTGTTCTGGTATAGCATTTTCAGGATCACCGTCTTCAATAATGCTATATGAAGTATCTGCTTCTCTAGGATCTTTTAAACCTTCTGCTTCTAATTGTTTTAAATAAGAAGACATTCCACCAGCTTCGTTAGCATTTAACACAGCTTGTAATTTTGGTGTTGTTTCTTTTCCTGTTACTGTTTTAACAAGAGGAACTTTAAACGTAGAAGGATTTTGAGATATTGTACTTTTAGTAAGGTTAGGTTTAAATATTTCAGAACCGTTAAACTCAATAGAATCGTAACCTTCTTCGTTAAGTAACTTATAAAGCTGTTTGTTTCCAGAAGTAAGGACTTCATCAGCTATTATTTGCTTATCAAATAAAGAATTAGAATCATCAATATTTTGTACAATGTCTAATTTTTTAGTTATATCTTTTTTAAGAGCTTCAAACTTTTTAGAGTTTTTCATTCTAGAAATAAATTTACTATTATAAATTAAGTAAAAAGGTATGTCGGGCATTTCTTCTTCAAGCTTTAAAGGCTGTCGAATTCTAATTTTATTCTTAGACATTCCAACATTAGGAGCACGTTCAGATTCTTTATACTTAGGAGCATAAGATCCCATTCTAGAACCGTACAACCCAGTGTCTGCTTCTTCACCTATTACAGCATAAACATCTTTAGCTTCTACTGAGTTTTCTACAAAAGAAGATGTGTAATAATTCTGTTCTTCAGGAGTAAGCTGCATATCAAAACCAGAATTAACATCTTTTAAAACTGCTGCTTCATCTACAGTTTCCATATTACGCAGCATAGGAGCTAATTCTTGGTACATTGGATCTGCTTCTAGCTCTGCTAAAGTTACAGGTTTACCTGACTTTGACATGTAGGATTGGATACCTTTACGTATAAAGCCACCTAGTCTAAAAGTTTTTCTATTTTGAAGTATAGCTCCTGCTTGTTCTTCGTAAGATGTTCCTGTTGTTTTATCTACGCGAGCACTAGGATTTTCTCCTGTACGCTCTATAAACCTATCAATTAAACCACCTGCAAAGTTTCTATCTCTATCGTAAGCTTTTTTAAAATCTTTATATGGTTTAGCAAACTCACTATATAAACTTGGTTCTTGTCTAGGTTTACGTAACCCTGCCATTACTCCTGCTGTATAATCTATTTCTTGTGCAGGTTTTTTGACATACTCTTTACGAAACTTAGAAGGAATCATAGAATAAAAAGGAAGGTTAGTTGCTGCTAATTCAGTAGGGCCTTTACGATATAGAATAGCGTCGACTGCATCTCCTACAATAGGGCCTGTAACTGACTTAGCAAGAGTACCTAATGTGCCTCCACCAACTTCAGCGTTTGTTTTAGCATTTCTAATGTATTCCCCAAAGCCTAAACCACCCCAACGACTAATAGAATCTACAATAATTTCATCAGGATCTTTTTCAAAACTTTCTCCAGCAGTACGTAAACCATTTAAACCTGTGGCTACTCCTGTCATAAACAAAGCAGTAGAACCAACCTTAGCAGTACCTACCAAAGGATCTCGCTTTATTTGAGTATAGTAATTTTTTAAAACTGTATTACTAAAAGCAGTGGGGTATCCTAAAAATTGAAATAAGATAGAACCTGTAGCTGAAGTTTGTACGTGCGGTCTAGTTACAGCAGCTTTAGAGGGATCAAGAATAATTTCATTAGCAAATCTAGAAGCTCCTTGCATTACTTGTTGCTCGTAAAAAGAGTTCCATTCTTGTATATTAGTGTTTCTATTTTTACGACCTGAATATCTTTTAGCACCATTCTTTACCCAAGAAACACCTTGAGGTATGTTTACGCCTAAGTCATATAGTTCTTGGGTTGCTCTGTTTAGTTTCTTTTTTTGACCGCCACTAAGTTTTGTACCTTGAAACTCTGCTACAGTTCTAAGATTTTTAGTTATTAAATCTTTACCCATAGTAAACGAAGCAAGCTGTACAGTACGTGTCCACTGACTTAGTAAGTTAACTTTAAAAAATGCAGTTTGTATTTTTTTAGCTATAGATCCTTGTAAGCCTTCTCCTGCAATGCTGTCAATACGTTGTGCAACTGATTGCTCTAAACCTAAATACACTCTGTGCATTTCTCTATTAGCTTCTTCTTTAGTAAGACCATGCTCAGACTGAAGAATATCCATAGTGTTTTTTTGATTAGTCTTTGACCAGCTTTTAATAGCTTGCCCTATACCTTTTAAGTAAGTCCCTGTAGAAACCCTAGTTAAAGGAATAAAAGCTTCTGTAAGGCTTGAGAACGTGGCTAAAGGCAAGTGAGCCATCTGCTGTGAAAGTTTAGCGTAGTCTGAAGCTGTCTGACCTTTACCACTTTCAAATGTTGTATTTTTTAAACCTGTAGCATATTCAAACATATCAACTAAATCAGCACGATCATTTTCTTTTAAAGTTCCACCTGCGTTTTGTAGCTCATCTCTAATTTTATCTAAGTAATTACGACTAAACTCTTCAGTATTAATACCAAAAAGTTCTTTACGTGTCATAGCTCTTGAAGTATCGGTTAAATAATCACGCATTAAAGTATTGTAATCATTGTCTATAAACTTACTTATAGTGCTATCGTCAAGCATATATAAATTACGAGAGCTAAATGATGAAGGAGTCATGGTAGTACTAAATTCACTATCTACATCGTTAACTAAGTTACGTTTATCTACCATAGTATCGATAATGTCGTTAGCTACTCTAAATTTTTCTGCTTTAATAGTTGAATTATCTGGTAATGTATTACTTAAATCATATTTACGTTGTTGAATTTCATGAAGCATATCTATTAACGCTTCAGGAGTACCATCCATTCTTTTTTCTTCAGGTCTAAACTTAACATCTAAAGCGTCTATACGAAGTTTAACTTCTGAAGTAGGTAATCTTTTAAAGTTTACAAGTAAATCTTCGTACAGATTTGTATACTGCATTAATTCTTTGTATTGTTTTTGCTGATCTTTAGGTAAGTACTGTAAAACTATATCGTCAGATAACGAAACAGCATTTTGTTCTATCATAATTTCAGCTAATTCATTTCTGTTTTCTTCAATTACACTTTTTTTCCAGCGTCTTGCAAACCAAGCATTAGGGCCTTTAAACAATTTACGTGTATACAGACCTACTGATTTAGATTCTTCAAGTGCAGAGTCAGTTAATTTTCTTGACTCGCGTATAGTATTTATGTGGTTTAAAGTTACACCTTGATCACCATAAATGTTTAAAGCTTTTTTATTTTGTGCAGCTCTTGTTGCTTTAAATCTTTTTGTAAATGCTGCTGGTGCTTCATCGTCTTTTCTTATAGGGTCTTTTAAAAGTTTTTCTAAATCTTTATTTCTCATTAATGAATCTAAAAGAATATTATCTTCATCAGATAATTTTTCTTTTTTCAATAAAGGACGGATAGCATCTTCATATTTTCCAATATATTTACCTGTTCTGTTGTTAAGCTGTTGATTGTAGCTCGTGTTACTTGAAGTAACTCCTGCCCTAGCTTGTTCTAGTAACTTTTCGTTGTAGCCAGTTCCTAAAAATCCAGAACCTCCACCTTCTTTAAAAGTATCGTAACGAAACCTAGTAAGTAAAGCAGCTAACGTAGGAGAAGAATTAGAAAGAGTTTTAAAACGAGTTGTTGGCTTTCCTATAGTAGCTGAAATAGCATACTCGGCTGCTCTAGCTGCTCTGTAAGCACCGTCAGATTCGTCTAGAAGTCTTTCATCTGAAAACTTTTCTATTGTCCTACGTACTTCAGAGTCCATTTTCTGAGATACTTTTGTAATACCACCAGCTAAAGCACCACCAGCTACAGCTCCTAAAACAGTAGACGCACCTATATCAAATACATCTAGACCATAACGTAAATTAATACCATCTACATCGTCTTGTTCTTGCTTTAAATACTCAGCTACTCCTGAAAATACTGCGCCTTCTGAAGCTCCTATTAATGCAGTCTGTTTAACATCAGCACCAAAGTGAGCTTTAATTTCTTTTAATCTAGCTGCCTTAGCTTTACTTGTACCACCTTTTATATTAAGTAAATTACTATCCCGCATAATTTTTGTTAAAGGCACTGTCTGCGTAAAACTTTTACCAGTGCGTGTTAAACCCATAGGAGTTACAGGTATTTCTTTTGTTAAACTTTTACCAATACGTTTTAGTCCCATCTTAGTAGCTTCACCAGCAGCCACACGACCGCCCATAGAAAGCCCTCCAGTAAACGGAACCATAAGAGCACTAAGAATCATTGTAGGGTCTGTAGCTACGTCTATGCCTATGTCAGCCGTTGCTCTCATCCACTGCTTTAAACCGCCAGTGTCTGCATTTTCAAACTTAGTTCTAAGATACTTATAATCTTTCTTTTGCTGATCTGAAAAGTTAGGCAGTTCTTGAAAAGCACGATAAGCTCCTGACGCTAAGTTATAGTCAGCATCACGCATATACTCATACAAAGATTCAACAGTATCGTCATCTTCTCCAATGCTTGTTAAAAATCTTTCAGCAGTTGATGAAAACTCGTTATCGTTTTCTAAAGTATCTAAAGTAGTTTTACCTCTAAAAGAATTTTTAGATTTTAAACTAAAAGAAGATTTGTCAAAATTACTTAAAACAGACTCTAACTCTTTATCTGTAAATTTAGTCATTTTTTAATTCTCATCTAAAGATTTTTGAAGAGCTTCTAATGCTCTTTTTTGAGCTTCTTTTTTTTCAATTTTTCGTTGTTCGTTTTGCTTTGCCCAAGCTTCTGCATTAAACCAAGGAGTTTGATTTTGTATAAGTATTTCTTCAACTTTTTCATCAGACATTGCTCGTCTATGTGGGGTAAAATTTTTCCAATCATTAATTTCTTGCTTAGTTATTGTAGGTTGTTGTACTTCAGGATTTTCAAAATTAGATTTTAAAACTAAATTATTTCCATCTATATCATAAAGATCATCTATATCTCCCATTTCCAGTTTTTGTAAAACTAAAGAAATGTTTTGTATAATTTTTCTTTGAACAAGAGGATCTTCAGAAGAATTTATAATTGTATTTAAAGAAGAAGTTAATTTGTTAGGATCATTTTTATTTGTTGTTATTAAAGAAATAGCGTCATCAGTTAATTTAGTTTCTTTAGTTTTTTTGTTAACACTTAAATTACCTATTGTTGTATAATCTATATTTTTAATAAATTGTTTAAACTCATTAGCTATAGTAGTATCATTAGTAGGTATGCTAACTACATCATCTATTACTGTGAAGTTTTTATTTAAATAATCTAAAGTAAACGCCATTTGATTTTCTTCTGAAATGTATCTAGTACCTAACCTATTATTATTTAATGTTTCAGAAGATAAGAGATCTACTTGTAATTTTATATAACTTTCAAATTGTGCTAATTGTTCACTAGCCATACCACTTTCTTTAAGTAAAATTTTTCTTGTTTCTACATAGTCATTATTAAGAGATAAACTATTAACAACATCCATACCAGCTAAAGTTCTATCTGAAGCATTGAATTGATCCATACCTCTGTTTAATATATCTATATTATAAGAACTAAAAATAGCTTGATTTTTAGAATCTTGTACAAGACTACTAAAATCTTGAAGATCTTGTTGTACTATATCTTGATTTTCTTCAGAGTTTGCTATTGCTTCTAAAAAACCGCCAACATTTATAATTTCAGAATCAGGATTATATTTATCGTTTAAACTTTGAATTAAATTTTCAGGAGTACCTGTTCCTGCTGCATCTAAAGAATACTGTCTTACTGTATTTCCTAAAGCTCCATAATCTGTACCTGCTTTTTTTACATCAAAAGTAAGTTGTTGTTCTAAAATACGAAGTTCTTCTAATCTTGTTTTACGTTCTCTAGGATTTTTAATATTTTTTTCAACATTAGCTCTAGTATTTTTTACTATTTCTTTCATGCTAGACTGCCAATCTTGATATTCTTGAATATTTAAATATCTATTTTGTAGTTCAGCTCCTGTAGGTAAAGCTGTAAATCTTAAAAGATCTTCTTGAATTAATTCAATATTTTTTTCAGGAACTTTTGCGTTTCTCATACCTGTTATTATTTTAGAATAAGCGTACTGAGTGTCTGTTAAATTAGGACTTAAAAATCCTGAAATTAAATTATTAGCTGCGGAAGTTACATCTTCTTGAGTTAAGTTAGTTCCACCTTTAGTAATAATTTCGTTTAATTGATTCCATACTTTTTCACTATTAGGCTGAGCTTGTAGTAAGGTAACTGTTTGAGCGGGTAAACCTAAATAAAATACATCTTTATTTTGACCACTAAGAATTTCTTGAGCCTGTTGTACATTATTAGGATCTACTTGTTTTAATTTAGCTATAGTTCTTTTAGCTTCTAATTGAGGCTGTGTAATAAATTCTGATCTAAATTGATCAAATGTTTGATCTTGTCTAGTAATATTTCTTCTAGCTCGCCCACTTAAAATATCTAGTAACGAAGACTCACTACCGTCAAATTTAATTTTCATTTGCTGAGCTTGCTTTAAAAAAGGAGTAATTTCATCAACAGCAACAGATTTACCTTGTAGTAATAAATTTTGATAGTTTTTCATTTGACTATCATATAGATTAGTAACTGCTGAAGATAAATTCTGTATAGATTTATTATCTAGTCCTGTTTGTTCTAGTCTTTTTAAATTTCTTTTAAAAGAAGCAGGACTTTTTAAAAGTTGTTCTTCAGGATTAAGATCAGATATTTCTCTTAATTGTTCGTTAGAATTAATCGCTTGTCTCCAAGCTTTTTCGCTTAAAGGAGAACTTTTTAAAGCTTCTAAATTACTATAATCAATATCTCTACCAGCTAGTTCCATTAAATATTGAGATTGTTCGTTTGATTTTTTAGCTCGTATTAAATCTTTATGTGCTCTAGCTGTTTCAAACATGTTTTGTATGTTGTCAGTATCTACTTTTTGATTAAGTTGATCTATTTCATAATTTTTCCACAAAGAACCTACGACACCTAACAATGCCTGATTGCGTCTTCTAGATCTGCTAGGGCCTTTTTGTCTTCCACCTATATTCATTCCTGCTACAGATTCAACAATTCCAAGCCATTTATCTTTATCACTCATTTAAAATACTCCGTAAATAAATTATGCTGGTTTCTGAAGCAAACTAGCTTTAGGAATTTCTGCTGTTTCGATGCTTTCAAGAATTTCTGTAGGTACACTTTCTTTTTTAACTGGCGGCATTTTCATACCTTTAAAAGTCATGTCTTGATTAATATCTTTAGCTACGTCTTTTACAAATTGATCTGCATCTTCTTCATCTAACTCTTGGTTTTCACCTTGGTAAATTTCGTAATCTCCAATACCTGCTCTTTCTGCTATAGCCATAATAATAATTATAGTAGGCTCTGCGAGTAGCAGCATTAACTCAGTATTCCACTTACCGTCTCTCCAACCTTTTTCTAAAAGCATTTGAGCTACAGTAATAATATCGTAAGCACCTTCAGCAAGTATTTCTACAAGAGCTAAAAGTTTTTCTTTCTGAATTAACGAAATATAAATATCATCAAGAGCATCTTTAACTGTTACAAACTCAGGAGGTTTTTCCCATGCGTAATTACCCGGAGAGTTAGTTAAAGACTGTCCGGGTACAGGGCCTTCAAAAGGTTTAACCATTGCTACTACATCTTGATTTATATCTGTATCTGCCATTTTAATATTCCTTTATTTAACCGTAACGTCCAGCATTCATACCTCCGCCACCATAAGCATAGGACATTCCTGCATTGTTATTAATAGCCATAAGCTGTTTAAAATAATCAGGGCTTGTCCAATCCATTTGCATATACATATCAGCAGGGCCTTGACTTAAAGGTTGCATAGCTATAGCTTCTGATGATTGTCCTAACTGTTTTGCTATAGATCTAGCTTCATAGTTAGGTGTAAAAGGTTCTTCAGGAGGCTCTGCAAGCAACGAAGCAACAGTTGTTACTCCTGTATATGCTGTACCTGCTGCTGATCTACGACCTAAAAATCCTCCTATTCTGCCGTCAGTTGCTTCACCAATAGAAGTATCCATTATTTTTTTACCTACGTTAGCAGTGCCTTCAAACACGTTTTTACCGCCTCTAAAAGCATCACCTAAAGTACCAAATTCTGAAGATCCGTATTCTACCGGAGCTTTAAAAGTAGAAGTTAAGTTTTGCAAATCAGTTGTGTAAAAAGCACGATTAGCTTTGTTAGCTAAAAATTCTTGTTTTACAGATGTCGGAGTACTATTCCATACAAGTTGATTATTCATTTGAGTTTCACTTAACTTTTGTCCTGCTGCATTTACATTAGGTAAGTTAGTTTGTCCTGTCTTTAAAAGATTTAATTTTTTAGTAGCTGCGTCATCCAAGTTTCCGCTAAATATTTCTTTTAATTCATCTGGATTATCAAAAACAATATTTACATTATCAGCATTAGGAGTAGGAGCATTTATTACAGGAACACTAGCATCTCCTACAGCAGCAGCAGTTTCTGCTACTACAGCTTTAGTAGTTTTTTTAGTAGCTTCTACTTTTAAATTTTCTTGTAAAGCTGCTTCTAAACCTGCTGAAGATTCAGCTATACTGCTATATACAGCACCTTTAGCTAAAGCTGTTTGAGTTACTCCTTGTGCTACTTTAGCTAAATCACTTCCATTATTAATTAAAATTTTACCAGCAGAATCTATAGTAGCATTAGCTAAAGGATTAGCAGCAGCTTTAGCCGCTTGCGTAGCTGCTTGAGAAGCTGCTGATCCCGGTATACCTACTGATGAAACTCCTGTAGCTGCTTCAGTGGCTATTTGAGAAGCTGATGATCCCGGTATACCTACAGCTGCTGACTGAGTAGCTGCTCCTGCTACTCCTTTATATAAACTTGCAAAAATACTTCCTATATTCCAAGCTAATAAAACACCACCCATAATTTTACCAATTTTAGAATTCATAAATTTTCCAATTTTTCTGAATCCTCTTTTAAGTTCCTTACCAATTTTTTTAAAAAAACTTTTCATATTTTTATCCTATTAAACCTAATAATATATTAATACTTGACTTCATGTTAGTGTTCCATTTGGAATCATCAAAAGTATTATCTGCTGCGCCTAAAGCAGCAACAACAATAGAAGCTGCTCTTGACTCAGCACTTTCATAAGCTTTAAATTCATAATCTGCTTGATCTCTCATTTCTTGATTTAAAAATGCTAATGATTGTGTAGATAATTTAAAACTATTAGAAGCATTCTGCATATTAATAGCATTGGTAGTTGCTGTATCTATTTCGTTTCTTCGTCTTTTATCAGCTATATCTGCTGCTTCGACTGCTGCTGCATTAGTAGCATTAAAAGCATCTCTATTATTTCTTGCTTGTTCATTAAACTTAGACATGTCTTGTTTCATACTAGCATTAAACTTTTCATAGTCTGATAAACGATTAGCATCTCTAGATTCCGCAGCATTTGCAGAATTAGCGTTAAACTGTTTCATACCATTTACAGCAGCAGTATTAGTAAGTTCTATTTCTTTAGCTATGTTAGCCATAAACAAATCTACATCTTGTTCAGATTTAGCACCAAACTGCCTAGCTACGTTTTCAGCAGATTGATCCGAAAGTAATCTTTGTTGTGACAACTGTTGATCCATAATTAAAGCTTGCTGCTCATTATTTAAGTTAGCCATGTCCATTTTTAAAAAGTTTTGAGCATTAGTAATAGCTAATTTAGTTCTTTGATCAGCAGCCGCTAAATCCATAGATGCTAAAGCTGTAGCATTTTGCATAGCTTCTTGTTGTCTAGCGTCAAAATCTTTTACAGTCATTGACTTCATAAACTGACTATTAGCCATAGCCATTTGTTGATTAGCATCAAACTGTTTCATGTCTAAGTTAGCATCAATCTGAGCATTAAACATAGATGCTTGTTGCTCGTTGCTAAGATTAGCCAAGCCCATTTGCTGTGCTAAGTTAGCATTAAGCTGGGCAGCACCCATTTTCTTTTCATAAACCTGAAGCTCTGCAACATTTTCAGCAGTCATAGACTCTGAATCAGCTTTATTAGTTTCAGACAAATTAACTAACCTAATTTTTTCTTCCATTGAAAGATTAGCAAGGTCTGCCTGTTGAGCAAGTTGCTCGTTCTGAGACATAACAGAAGCAAATGTTTGTAAGTCTGAAAGCCTTCTACTGTTTTCAGCAGTCATATTAGCTGAATCTGTAGCAGCTTTTTCAGCTAAGTTAGCTAACTCCATTTGCTGCTGGTTAGCCATATTAGCCATGTCCATTTGTTGAGCCATAGCAGCATTAGTCTTTTTAAAGTCTACGAAGTTATTTAAATTAGCTAAACGCATTTGCTGATCTGAGGACATGTCAGCTCTATTAGTAGCATTTTTTTCAGATAATTCTGCTAACTCACTCTTTAATCTAACATCAAGATTAGCTTTTTCCATATCTTGATTTAGCTCTGCTTGTCTTATCTTACGACCTACTTGAGCATTATAAGTAGCTAACTTAGACTGCTGTTC